ATGGATGTTACTCGACAGATGTGCAAAGAAGCAGAAGTATCAATCTTTGAATTTGTTGCCCCGCAACAAAATTGACTATATACTAATGTACTGCCGAAAGGAGTACAATTTTAAATAACCTTGCTTAATAGGAGGCAATTATGACTAGTAAAGACTTTGAGAAGTATTTTGTTGGTTTCGACCGTCTTTGGGACGAGTTCGATAGTTTCAATGCAGCACTTTCTAAAACAATCCCCGGCTATCCTCCAATCAATGTCAAACGCAATGATGACAACAAATACACGATTGAGATGGCTGTTGCAGGATTTGGCAAAACAGATATTGATATTGAACTAGACGGTTCTACTCTACGCATCAAAGGCAATGCCAAAGACGATGCAGAGAACAACTACCTATACAAAGGTATTGCAAACCGCGCATTCACACGTGAGTTCAAACTTAGCGATTCCATTGAAGTTAAGAATGCTGATCTGGTTAATGGTATGTTGAAAATTGGTCTTGAAAAACTTGCTGGTAAGAAAGTGAAGATTAATGTACCGGTTAACGAAGCACCAAAGTCAGACAAACAACTTTTAACGGAGTAGAGATGGCAAAGCTAAAGAGTATTTTTTGGAAGTTAGTAGATGCAGCACGTGAATCACACGAATTGCGTCAGAAGTATAGATACCGCCGTATGGCGTAACAAAAGGGCCGAAAGGCCCTTTTTTGTTGACTATTGTATGAGGCCTATGTATAGTGATAGGTTGTTAAAAGTGAGGTGCTATGCGTTTTTATACTAATGTTAGTCTAAACGAAAAGACTAATCAGTTCCATATCAAAGGCTACGAAGACGGTAAGAGGTTCAATACAACCCTTGCTTGTGAGCCTTATTGCTTCATCCCTACACAAGAACCTTCCAAGCTAAAAACATTGGAGGGAATACCTGTGAAGAAAAAGACTTTCCCTTCACAAAAGAAGTTCAAAGCATTTCTTGAAGAGTATGGTTCCATTTCAAATGCCAAGGTGTTTGGTCTTGGCCATAAAGAATTTGAGTTGGTACATTGTCTGATAAACGACTTGTACCCTGAAGATATTAAATATTCCGTAGATCAAATATCGTTGGTAGTACTGGATATTGAGACTGACTCGGAAGGGGGATTCCCTAACCAAGAAACAGCAGACAAAGAAGTCATTGCTATTACAATTAAGAAGAACAAAGAGTTTGTAGTATTTGGATGTCGTCCATACGAAACAGAAGATCCTAATGTCACTTACATTAAGTGTAAGAATGAGGAAGATCTCTTACAGAAGTTCCTCGTTGTATGGAATTCTAAACGATATGCCCCAGATGTTGTAACTGGGTGGAACGTAGAATACTTTGACATTCCATACCTTATGAAACGAATTGCAAGGGTGCTTGGAGAGGGTGAAGAGGACAAGCTATCACCGTTTGGTTTCAAGAATGCTCGATGGGTAATGAGTATGTTCTTGGATGCACCAGAGAAGCTAGAGCATCCTGCTGGTATTAATGTCCTTGACTACCTGGCTTTGTATAAAAAGTTTTCGTACACTCCTCAAGAGTCGTACAAGTTGGACCATATTGCATTCATGGAGCTTGGTGAAAAGAAGTTAGATTACTTTTCTCTTGGTTATGAAACCTTGGATGAGTTCTATAAAAAAGACTACCAGAACTTCATCAATTATAACATCAAGGACGTTGAACTTGTCTGCATGTTAGAAGAGAAGATGAAGCTGCTTGAGCAAGTGTATGCTCTTGCATATGACTCGAAAGTAAACTTGATCGAAACAATGACCACGGTGAGAATTTGGGACGTGATCATTCACAACTACTTGAGAAAGCAAGGTATTGTTGTTCCATTTGCTTCAAGATCTCGAGATGTTGAGGTGGACGATGACGAAGAACCAGAAGGACAAATTCAAGGAGCTTATGTAAAAGATCCTCAAGTGGGATTGCATAACTGGGTAATGTCATACGACTTGAATAGTCTGTATCCTCATATTATCATGCAGTATAACATTTCACCAGACACTTATGTTGGTCAGATTGGTGGGGTCGAGGTTACAAAGCTAATTGAGACAAGGTTTGCTAACGAGAAACTTCACAATAAACTTGTTGGGGATAATGTTACGTTTTGTGGAACAGGTTGTATGTTTACAAAACAGTATCAAGGTTTCTTGCCTAAGCTGATGGAGAAGATGTATAACGATCGGGTTGTTTGGAAAAGCAGAATGATCGAAGCAAAGAAAAAGTACGAGGTGTCACCTACCATCGAGCTTAGAAATGAAATTGCTCAGTGTCAGAACATGCAGCAGGCTAAGAAGATTCAGATGAACAGTGCTTACGGTGCTCTTGGTAACAAGCATTTCCGTTGGTATGATCGTAAGTATGCGGAGTCAATTACATTGTCTGGCCAGTTGGCTATTCGTTGGGTTGAGATGAAGATGAACACTTTCCTTAACGAAAAGCTGGATACTAACTCTGATTATGTAATTGCTTGTGATACTGACTCAATGTATCTTGATCTTCAAAACTATGTAGAGAAGTTTCTTCCAGACTCAGAAGACTTTGTTGGTACGCTAGACAAGCATAATGATACAGTGTTCCAACCTGTTATCGATAAGGCTTACGAAGAGCTTGCATATCATGTTAATGCATATCAGCAAAAGATGATTATGAAGCGAGAAGCAATTGCTGATAAGGGAATCTGGACTGGTAAGAAGCATTACATTCTCAATGTGTATAACAACGAAGGTGTTCAATATAAAGAGCCTAAGTTGAAGATGCAGGGAATTGAAGCTATTCGATCATCGACACCAGCAATATGCCGAGAGAACTTTAAGAAGGTTCTTGGAGTTATTATGAGCGAGGACGAGCAAGCTGCAATAGACTTCATTGCTAACTTTAAGGAAAAGTTCTTTGGTCTACCATTCGAGGAAGTGTCTTTTCCAAGAAGTGTGCAAGGTCTAAACAAGTGGGTACAAGGTAACGGATTCAAGTCTGGTTGTCCTATCCATGTACGAGGAGCTTTGATGTATAACTTCCTTGTAAAGAAGAACAAGCTAGAGTTGAAGTATCCGTTCATTGTTAGTGGTGATAAGATTAGATTCTGTTACATGAAGACACCTAATCCTATTCAACAAAATGTACTAGCTGTTCAATCGAGACTACCAAGTGAGTTTAAAATGGATGCCTATATAGATTACGACAAACAGTTTGAGAAAGCTTTTCTAGAACCTGTTAAGACTATCCTTACCGCTATTGGTTGGAAAGCAGAAAAGCATTCTTCACTAGAGGACTATTTTGTATGAAACCAAAATATCAGATATCACTAGATGATGCTTTTGATGACTATGGTTTTTCCGCTGTTAGTGAAGAAGAACTAAAACAACATGAAAAGCAGTTGCAACAAACATTGCAACAAACAGCCCAGCACAAACAACAGGTTGTTGAGACTTATGAAGAAAAGCTGGGTGCTTTGTATCAGTTGATTATGCCTTTATTGATCAATCTTCAAAAGAACCCTGAAAAAGAATACATTCTATGGCCAAACAGGGCAGAGAAGATCAAAGAGTTCATTGCCAAGGTTGATAAAATAGTACAATGATTAATTACATCGTGTTGTTTGTTGCCCTTGTTATTTCAGGGGTAGCGGCCTACTATTCTGTTATTGGATTGACCACAATCTTTGCAGCTGCATTTTGGCCAGTAGTTGTAATGGGTACAAGTATTGAAGCAGCAAAGGTTGTTGGTACTTCTTGGTTGCAACAGAATTGGAAAACTGCTCCTGTGATTATCAAGTGGTATTTGGTTTGTGCAATTATTGTTTTGTCTCTTATCACATCGTTAGGTACTTTTGGTTTCCTATCAAAAGCTCATACCGATCTTACAACGACAGCTGGAGCAACGACTGTTCAGCTTGAAACTATCAATCAACAGATATCAATAGAGAAACAAAGACTTGCAACTTTGCTTGACCAGGCTAGCAAATACAATGGTCCTATTAGAAGATTTGAAAAGGACATACAAGTAACGCAAGACAAGATTGTTCAGCTGACCAATGATAAGTTACCTTTACTACAAGAGGAAAACAAGCTCAATGCTGAAGTAGGTCCATTGAAATATGTTGCCGAGTTGGTATATGGAAAGACAGATGAACATACTCTTGGTTCAGCTGTTAGGTTTGTAATCATTCTAATTGTGATGGTGTTTGATCCTCTTGCTCTTGCTTTGTTGTTAGCAGCTAGTCATGGTATGAGATCAAAAGAAGACGAAGAGAAAATCCAAGAACATTGGACATCAAAATTAAAAGAGTTGAAAAGTAAAAGAAAAAGAGGTACAATAGAGATTAATGAAAGTTCCGTTCACAAAATGTAAGGAGAATGTATGAGTTTTTTGAGACAGTTGGTTGAACAGATTAAAGATGAAGACACATCGATTGTAGCAGATGGTCTTGGTAGTGCAGAGTTTGGTGGATTTATTGATACTGGTAGTTATATGTTGAATGCTGTTTTGTCAGGATCAATTTATGGTGGTGTTCCTGATAACAAGGTAACAGCTTTTGCAGGAGAATCTGCAACAGGTAAAACATTCTTCGTTCTAGGTGTTGTAAAGAACTTCTTGGAACAAAACGATACAAACTGTGTTGTGTACTATGACACAGAAGCAGCTGTAACGAAATCGATGATGGAAGAACGTGGTATTGATACGCAACGAGTTATTGTATCAGAACCAGACACGATTCAGAAATTTAAGAACCATGCATTGCGCATGATCGAAGCATATGAGAAACAACCAGAAGACAAACGTCCTAAGATGATGTTTGTTCTTGACAGTCTTGGGCTTCTATCGACTACAAAGGAGATGGAAGATTCCTTGGAGGGGAAAGAAACACGTGATATGACGAAAGCACAGATGATCAAAGCTGCTTTCCGAGTATTGACCCTCAAGTTGGCAAAGGTAAAGATTCCTTTGCTTGTTACTAACCATGTCTATGAAATGGTAGGATCATATGTACCGACAAAAGAAATTGGTGGGGGAACAGGACTCAAGTACGCTGCCAGCACTATTGCAATGCTCTCAAAAAAGAAAGAAAAAGATGGTGATGATGTCGTTGGCAACGTCATCAAAGTCAAGATGTTCAAGTCAAGACTATCAAAAGAAAACCAGCAAGCAGGTGTGCTACTTACTTACTCCAAAGGTCTAGATCGTTATTATGGTCTATTGGACATTGCAGAAAAGTATGGGGTGTTTAAAAAGGTCTCAACGCGTTACGAACTCCCGGATGGCAAGAAGGTGTTTGGTAAAGAGATCAACACTCATCCAGAACTATACTACACTGAGGAAGTATTGCAACAAATAGAACAAGCTGTTGCAAAAGAGTTTAAGTATGGTCAATATGATAGCGAACATGATGAAGAGGAAGTTACTGTAGAATGATTGATAATTTAATACTTGAGAACCTTGCATCGAATGAACAGTATGTAAGGAAAGTAATTCCTTTTATGAAGAAGGAATACTTTAGTGATCAGATGGACAAGAACCTGTTTGGTTTGATCACTAACTTCATCACCAGCTACAACAATGTTCCTTCTCGTGAGGCTTTGTTGATTGAATGTGATTTGTTGAAAGGTATTAGTGATGATTCGTGCAAGAGTCTAAAAGAAACGATCAACGGTTGGTCTTTTGAGCCAACCAAAGATTTGGATTGGCTGGTTGATCAGACAGAGAAATTCTGTCAAGATAAAGCAATATACAATGCTATACACGGTTCAATTCAGATCCTGGATGGTAAGGACCAGAAGAATGATAAAGGTGCTATTCCACAGCTTTTGACTGATGCACTAGCAGTTACTTTTGATGATCATATTGGTCACGACTTCTTGGACGATAGTGAGGCTCGATACAAGAGCTACCATAAAGTAGAAGAAAGAATTCCTTTTGATCTTGAGTTCTTTAACTTGATCACAAAAGGTGGTTTAACAAAGAAGACTTTAAACATTGCTTTGGCTGGAACTGGTGTCGGTAAGTCTTTGTTCATGTGTCATTGTGCTGCAAGTAACCTAATGATCGGCAAGAATGTTTTGTATATCACTTTGGAAATGGCCGAAGAACGAATTGCAGAACGAATTGATGCTAACTTGTTGAATGTTGCTGTAGATGAACTGGCAATGCTTCCAAAAGAATCCTATGACCTAAAGATGTCCAGGGTGAAAGAGAAAGCCAAAGGCAAGCTAATCATTAAAGAATACCCAACAGCTTCTGCTGGTGCAAATAATTTTAGACACCTAATCAACGAGTTAAAGACGAAAAAGAAGTTCCATCCGGATATCATTTACATTGACTACCTAAATATTTGCATGTCCTCACGCTTGAAGTTTAGTGGTTCGGTCAATTCGTATACCTACATTAAATCTATTGCAGAAGAGTTGAGAGGTCTGGCTGTGGAGTGCAATGTTCCTATTGTTTCAGCTACACAGACTACACGATCTGGATTTACAAGTTCTGATGTCGGTCTTGAAGATACAAGTGAAAGTTTTGGCTTGCCAGCAACAGCTGATTTGATGTTTGCTCTAATTTCTACTGAAGAGCTATCAGACATGAATCAGATTATGGTCAAGCAGTTGAAGAGTCGGTATAGTGATCCAAACAAGAACCGAAGATTTATTGTAGGTATTGATAGGGCTAAGATGAGACTGTTTAATACCGAACAATCTTCTCAACACAACCTAGTAGACGGTCCTGCTTTTGATTCTACTCCTTCAGGTAGTAAGATGAAGTTTGACAAGAAGCAGATGTTCGAGGATTTTAATTGACAAAA